GGACGCAAACTTAATTTTGAGAGTATAATCCTATAGGAGAAATATCAATGCCGGAATATACTTTTATCTGTGATAAATGTTCGAGTTCTACCTCTCTAGTCTGTATGATCTCGGAATATACTAATAAATCAAAAACGATTAGATGCGACTCTTGTGGAGGTATCCTTTATAGGGATTTCTCTGAAGATAATATTGACGCGTTTGTTTCTGTAGGCTTGTCTGATTGTAAAACCATAGGTCAATATGCAGATAAGCAAACTGCTAAATATAGCAAAACAGAGTTGGAAGATATTAAAGAAGGGTATAAGACTAAGAAAACGGAAGGGGGAAGTCCGCTACCTCAAGGTATGAGCCGTATGGCAAAGCCAAAGCACGGTATAAAGTGGACAAAAGATTAATCAAGGAGACATATTATGGCTAAAAAGAAAACTGAAACACATGTAATTAATAAAAAGAACGCTAGCAAGAAGGTTAAGCGCACAGAAGTAGTTTATACCATCACAGGGAAACAAGAGTATCTTGAAAATGATCAATATCCATGCATTAAATTAGATGCTGAAAAGGCACAAGAGTCTCCAGATGCTTTTGCCATGAAAATAACCATAGGTCAAAGAACTAAATATTATGCAAAACACGGCAAACATGGAAGACTCTATAATCCTGTTGGAATGTTTAGCGAAGGTATGGCTTCTAAAAGACTTGGACATGCGGGTAAATTAGAATGGAAATTCACAGAAATTAGTGAAAGAGTATTTAATTTTTATAAGGATTTCTTAAGAACTAAAAATATTGCATATTTAAACAATGCAGAAAGGGAGCTATTATGAAAAAGGGTAAGATTACAGAAATAGAAAAGGCGTGTATTGAAGGAATGGTAGCGTCTGATATTAGCACAGAGGATATGGCAGCACAACTGGACCGTGCTGTTTCCGTCGTAGACAAAGAAGCTGAAAAAATTAAAGCTCAATCGGTAAGAAGCCAGTTATATATTAATAAAACAGCTTCTGGAAGTAAAGGCGTTAGTATAATGACAGAAGCGGCATCTACTCGCGGAGACATTGCTAAAGAGACCCCCGCTGAATCACCAAAAAGTAAGAGATCCCCTTGGGTACATAAGATTCATAACTAATGGCAAAAACTAGATCAGACGATAGACGTTATCCATCCAGATATTCTCCAGATGTTGACGAACAGGGATATGCGTGGGTAACCGGAAGACAGTATATCGTAGAATTGATATGCGAAAATAAGGCTTTAAAGGAAAAAAAAGATCTTCCTCGTGGTTTCTATACTAAAGATCTTAACTTAACTACATGGCAAAAATTTTATCAACAACAAATTAATAATCGTAGTTTAACAAAATTAATTAATACACAAGGCATAGACAAAATCATTGCTTTTCTACGAGATAATAAATATATTATGAGCCTACGTCCTAAGTGGGTGCATGAGAAACTAGCTCAATATAAGTATATACCTAAAACAGAACCGATTGAATTAGAGTACGACTTTAAACAAACCCAATTCTTTGATAGTAATAATAGTAAAAAATCGATCTTATCAAGACTAGAGGAACTCGAATGAAGGATATTGTAAAAGAGTATGGTGATGTGTTACATGACCCATCTTCTATTACTGACGAAGAACTTAGCGTTATTTCTATAAGTCCTAAATTAGATATTGCCTTGGGAGGAGGAGTACCGGAAGGCTCTTTATTTATTATGACAGGGCCAGAAAAGGTTGGTAAAACAGTTACCGCACTGACCTTCTGTGCTAACGCACAAAGACTTAATAGAAAAACTTACTATGGCAATATCGAAGGTAGACTGAGGAAGCGGGACATTGAAGGTATTAAAGAGTTAAAGTTAGATCCCGAACTTTTTAAAATTATAGGGTCTACACAAGGTAATATTTTATCAGCTGAAAAGTATTTAAGTATCTTTGATCAAATTATTCATACTCAACCACAAACCATATGTGTTGTTGATTCCTTTTCTGCACTATCTAGCGATTCCGAACTAACAGGCAATTTAACCGATCAGCAAGTTATGACGGTACAGAAAGTACTAGCTAAATTCTGTAGACGGATATCAAATGTACTTCCAATTAATAAAGTTACTGTAGTGGGTATTACGCATTTAATGGCCAACGTTTCTTCTTTTGGTAGACAAAAAACTAAAGTTGAAAAGTCCGGTAGTGCGCTTAAATATCAAGTGGATGTCAAGCTTCACGCTAGTCACACAGAAAAAATAATGCAGGGTGATAGCCAAATCGGTCAAACCATTCATTGGCAGGTTGTTACTTCTGCTATCGGACCTCCCGGTCAAAAGGTCACGAGTCACATCAAATACGGTAGGGGTATTTGGAAAGAGATGGAGTTGGCAGACCTGATGATTGATTTTGGTCTTGTGCAAAAATCCGGCGCATGGTTAAAGCTACCCAACGAAGAAAAGCTACAAGGTAAAAACAATCTTGCCAAGTACCTAGAAGACAACCCGGACAAGTATGGCGAGTTTGAAAAAGAAATTTTTTCTATGGTTGGGATGGAAAAAAATGAAGGTAAGTGATTTAGAGGGTACAATACACAAGTGGAAGATTGAACAGGGGTTTATTAGGTCAAACGACCAAAGGCCTCGATCTAAACTTCACCTAACTGCCCGTTCTTTGTTAAAAGATATTTATCCCACACTACAAATCTGTGAAGAAGTCCCGGTTCGATTAAGGGGTAATCAAAAGATATTTGTTGATTTTTATATCAATACTATCAAAACTGTTATTGAGGTTCATGGGGCACAACACTATAAATTTAATAGCCTATATCATAGTAGCGCACAAGACTTTGTTAATCAAAAAACTAGAGACAATAATTTAAAGGAATGGTGCGAACTTAATAACCTAAACTATATAGAACTACCTTTTAACGAGAACCAAGACAAATGGAAAATCAGGATATTGCAAGAGAACGATTAGCCAAGCTAGACAGTGTCTTAGACGAATATGAATCTTCACTCGGACTTCCTAGTTTTACTGACAGCTTTCACGATGATACGGCTAAAAACTACTTGCAACTAACACGAAATCAAATAGAAAAACTAACTCCAGACCAGTGTAGTGAGGCCGCACTATTATTGTCTAGCCTTGCATTTCATATACAAAGAAGTTATAATAGAGAAGTTGCTCGTAGCAACTGGGCTGATAGGGTTTTAAAAAGTACTGTTGCTGGAAAAGAACAATCATATAGAGGGTCTTGGGAAAGTCAATTTCATCAGGCTGTTAAAGAAGATGGATATACCGCTAAGATTGCTGATATAAAAAGATACGCACAACAGCGTGCTGATCGTCTTACATATTTGTCGTCATCGATAAAGAGTATGAGTGATATTTTTCTTAGCGTTCAAAGGTCAAAGGTTTTAAAACATGGATAAAAAAGAACAAATTGCAGAACTGCTATCTAATTTATCGGAAGAAGATCTGGCCAATTTAACAAACCTGCTTCAACCAAAAGCAAGTAAGAAAACAACAAAGAAAAAACAAACTAAAAAAAGAACTCCTCGTAAAAAAACTACGAAGAAAGTGGATACTCCTGATTTTATGCATGGTATTCGTTTAGACCCACAAGAAAAAGCAGAATTAAAATCTGCCACTAAGTTCGACAAAGACAAAGCTTTGGATAAGCCCAAGGAAGGCGATATGATGCCAAAGTCTCCCGGCTTTCAAAAGATATCAGCACGATGTATGGATTGTGGTAAAACTGTTAAAGTATCACCTGCCTTAATTCCACCAGAACGAGATCGATTTAAATGCAACTCATGCTGTTCAATGAGAGGGTCGCATTAAATGATACTGTCTGATGTAGCTGCCGAACGAGCAGTGCTAGCTGGTGTGTGTCGTTATGGGTCAGATGCCTATTATGACGTAGGAGACTTGGTAGATGCAGAAAGCTTTACCATTGAATCCAACTGTATGATTTATTCATGTCTAAAACACATTATGGAAAAGGATTCCAGCACTGGTATTGACCTACCAACTATTCTATCTTCTGCCAAAGAGATTGGTCTAGATGAGTTATTGGCTAATAAAGAAGAAGTTAATCACCTTTCTGCAATTATGAAGTTCCCCGTACTTTTAAATAATGTACGAAAAATGGGAGCAAAAGTGCGTAAGTTGCAAATCGCTAGGATGATGTATGATCAGTTAGAGTCAACTAAAGAGAAGTATACAAATGTTAAGGGCGACGAACCCATATCTCAAATACTAGGAATTGCAGAAGAGTCTATCTTTGATTTTACTTCTTTATTAAATGATAATGATGATTCACCACAGAAAGTTTTTGGAGATGTAGAGGAAAGACTTGATAGTCTATGTGAAAATCCAATTGATCAAGTAGGTATCCCCACAGGTTTTGATAGATATGACTTTGCTATTGGAGGAGGATTGAGAAGGGGCACGGTTAATCCT